GTAATGCCGCTCTGTTTCTAGCTTGACCTGATAAAAATTCTGATTCTGCAACTCCTTGTCTACCACCACCAAATGCTCCTGCTTGAATAGCGTTAGCTGCTAATGAAGGTAAACCTGCTTGAGTTTGTCTATCAAATTCTGCAAGTGTTGTATCAATAACATCTTGTTGAAATGGAGACATGTAAGCTTGATAAGCTGTTGGCCCTGTCATGCCTTGTGCTGCTGTTAAGAATGGTTGGAAACCACCAAGACCAGAAGCTAAACCTTCTGCTTGTGTTGTTAATGCACCAGGACCAGCAACAAACTGTGGACCCATGACTTGTGATAAGTCTTGTGTTTTAAAACCACCAACTGCTTTTGTTAAATCATCTAAATATGTTTTTGCTGCTGCTTCTATAAACTCTGCAGGAGCTTGTCTTACTGTTTGGACTTCTGCCATTAAACTCTTCCTCCTCTTTCAAGGGTTTTCATCATGCTGTACATACGTTCAGCACCCTTGTTTACATCTCCTTCACCCATGCCTCGTACAGCATCGGCTGTAAATACAAATTCGTTGTTTGACAACATCGCTGGGATATCGTCTGCTTTTTCTTTTATACCAACTGGCTGTATAAATCCACCAGTTTTTCTAAGGTCTAACTCCATAATACCCTCTGGATTCTGTCTCATAGGCAGTCCCTCGGCGCTCGCTGCTTGTATGGCGTTATCGCTGGCTGTATCTCCACCCTCTGCATATCCACCTCTACCTTGATTATATTCTGCTACTTGAGAGTCTACAAACTTGGATACAAGGTCAGGTCTTTGTCTTAATTCTGGGTTTAGATTTGTATAATATTGAGTTAGATAGCTTTTTAAACTGTTAGTATCTCTAGTAATCTCTGCAACTTCTTCTTCACTTTTACCTGCAAATGCACCACCAAACAATGCTCCTGCAGCTCCTGCTGCAAGTGTTTTAGCTGTTGTACCTGTTAAAAACTTTGGCACAGACATAGTTCCTAATTTACTACCTATCATAGGACCTAGTTTATATGCACTAAATCCAAGAAGAGCAGCTTTACCAAGATCAGAAGATAGAATATCGCCTATACCACCTGCTACTTTTTTAACAGCTTTCTTAGCTCCTCTAGTAACTTTCTTTACTAGGCTTCCTAATCCGTATAATTGTCTTTTCATCTGTCCTCTAGATATTGTCATAATTTAGCTAAATTGTTATTGGCAGGCTTACAGATCCTGTAATCTGTTATTTTATGTGATTTTTTTAGGCTCGTCAACGCCCTTTTCTCTTGCTTCAATGGCTTGTTTAGATGCAACTAATTCGTCCCAATATCTACCACAATACTCAAACTCTCCTGTATGAGAGATAAAATCCATACACCACAAGTGTATTTTACCACCCATAGCAGTCCATCTCTTACAGAAACCAAAGTCTTCACCGTAGTATTGTTTAGTTTCTTTGTCATGTAAACACTCAAATAAATTGAAAAAGTTCTTTTTGTAATCTTCTACACCATTAACTAACGTAGGTTGATATATTTCTAATTCAGGATATTTCTTTATCATCTTCTCAATAACCTCTCTTTTAATTAACATACACCCGGTTGGTGCATGAGTTACCTCTGCTACACCATCATCTACAACGACTTCATTCATGCCCTCTACTTTTATAGGGTAGTGATAACCAGCATTGGCTATATCTTTAACCTCGGTAAGTTTTAACATATCGGTTCTTCTCTTAATCTTACCCCAATCAATATATTTCATAGGATAAGGCGCTGCTATAATATCTTTATCTTTTTCTAACATCTTAAATATTGTGCTAGCGTTAAAGTCTATATCTGAGTCTATAAACAATAGATGTGTATAGTTAGCTGGTTCATTTAAAAACTCTGATACAATTAAATTTCTACCTTGTTGTACAAGAGATGATTTATATAAAGTAAAGCTAACCAATATATTTCGTTGCATACAAGCTTGTTGAAATTTTAAAAGAGCTTGCGTGTAGTGTATAGAGCACTCACTGTGTACAGGTGTGCCAACCATTAATTTATATTTTGGTTGTCCTATGTTTACTTCTGATTGACCTGTTAGATCAAACGTTATGGGTTCATTATTTTTCATTTAATATTCCTTTCAATAAATGTGTCCAAGTCATGGCTATCTTTGGCCAGCCATAATAGGTATTAGCATATTCTACTTGTCTATTCAAATGCTGTATGATCGCTGGTTGATCTAATGTTTTCTTTGCAGCTTCAATACCTACTGCGCATTTTCTAGCTAAGAAATGATAGTTCTTACTATGTGTAAGATACATTGGATACTCTGCTCCTGTCTCATACAAAGCTCCATAGTTTGATACAATGCAATATAAACCTGCAGCCATGGCTTCTAACAACGATATACAAAATGTTTCTTCCCATATACTTGGATATACAAACATATTATAATTTTTAAGATGCTTTTTTATCCATTCGTTATTTCTAAAACCAAGATAATTTACGTTTGGTAATTTTTTTGCATGATCATACAGAGCTTGATATTGTTTATCGTTAGCATCTGCAAAATCTTTACCATATACTTGACAATTAGAAAACACATCTAATTCTATCATAGGATCTTTTATTAATTCCATAGCACCAAGTAATACATTTAATCCTCTCCATGGTGTGCAGTGATGTATAATTCTACATTTTTGTCTTTTAGGTTTATATACTTCTTCTCTAGGTTTTATATTATCTATACCATTTTTTATAACCACACATTTTTCTGTAGGTAAATCATAGTACTTAGTAAAATTTTCATAATTCCAATGACTGTTAAATACATACCAATCATATTTATTGTGATTTGTTTTATCTTTAAACCAAGGATGTATGTTTGGTTGGTCCCAAGAATTTTTTTGCCATAATATATTTGGTTTGTCTTTTGATAAAGGTATTTTTTCTGGCACAGATGTTGTTATCTGTACACGATCTAACAATTTGTTATCTACATATTTATATAAATAAGCTAATTGTAATTCAGTTCCGCCCTGTGGACTATTTTTTTCCATCAAATATTTTTTGCAATGCGTTCATACCTCTAGGAGATACATGCACTGTTGTATCCTGTCTAATATGATCCATTGTCGTAGCTGTATTTGGATCTGCAACATCCGCTTTCATTTCTTCTTCATCTTTATATACTTTACCAGTCCATGTATTTTTACAAATGGTAACTGTAGTGCAGTGTATTTTTAATATATCTTTATCCATTTTCTTGCGATCTGTCTATTAAAGCATAACTTATCAGGCCTTGTATCTTATTACTTCCTGTAGCTGCTTGTATGGTTATAGCATCACCTGCTTCTAAATTCAAGCCTTGAGGTGAAGCATTTACTTGTGACTTAGCTCCTACCTCGTCTCGAAAAAATTCATACTCAGTGCTAGAATCTGATGAGTCAACAAAATTCATATTTACTACAATGCCTGATGATGTATCATTGTTCGCACAATAAATACTTTTAACTATAATTGTCCCGTTCGTAGGACAAGTAAGAATTGTGCCTTTGCTTGTATCAGCTCGTTTAAAACCTTGATTTTTATATTGTATAGTCATTAGTTCATAAAATAGTTAAATGCATCTTGTTCATCTTTCAAATCTTTTTGAAAACTGAAATTAAGCTGATTTTTTATATTGTCAAGAGACGCAAGAATTTGTCTTTGATTTTCTACTTCGTATTTATCTTTTGGCTCAGGTATGTAGACAGTTATCTTTGCCATTATCTTCTACCATCCGGTTGTGCGTCTACACGTAATGTTCCATATCTCCAAGTTTCACCTGTAGAGTCATTCTCAATCTTTACAGCTATTAATCTGCCTCTGGCCCTTGTGTCGACTTTGTCTGTTGTAGACGTCACAGTGAAGGGCCCAAGAGGTGAGCTTCTTTGTGTATTGTTTGGATAATCGTTTATAAACAATGTCACTTTAGAATTACCTGTAATATATTTGTAGTCAGGCACAAATCTTCTAATAGATGAAAAAATTTCTCCGTCATCAATGTCTAAATCTCCTGATGTAATAAAAGCTGGTATGGCCGTTGTTGTGCCATTAGCAACTTGATCAGTGCCATCTTCATGTGAGTAATATGTTGTTGCTCCAAACCTATTTGTTATACCTTGTATTGGAAAGTTTGGTGTGCCTGTTGCTGAGTATTCTGTTGCGTAAGGGTTATCAAACACATAAGCGTCAACGTATGTTGTTCTGGCTAAAGATCCTGTTGTCCACACATTTTCTGCGTAATTATATGTAACGACTCTATCGATCTGTGTAGAACCAGACTTAGGATAAAACCACATTACTTCATCATACAAAGAATTATATCCAGCTGCTATTGTTTCTGTAGCGCCAAAGTTTAACCCAAGATTATTTCCATCAGTTGTAAACACAAAGTCCTCAACTAAACAAGGTAATGATTTTACCGTACCATCAAATACAAAAAATCCTCCAGCGTCGCCCATCCAATACACAGCACCATCTGCATACACAATTGCGTTTTGTCCAATACATCCGCAACCTGTACCAACTTGTCTAATACTAAACGTAAAAGGTGGTCCAACAAATTGTATTGTGTAGGCCGCTTGATCCGTCAATACAAGTGTATAGTCTTTTGCATTTACAGCCGCTCGTATCTCGCTACCTGCATCCAGTCTAAATGTTCCAGCAGTGTTAGTTGCTGTTGGTGCGTACTCGTTTAAATTTTCTTGATTGGAAAATCTTATGAACATTGGATCTTGAGTTCCAGTATCGCCAATCGTTGTTTCAGTGCCAAGATGAAATAAATGTCTGTCTCTGTCTGATACAAGTGTCATAATAGATTTTGTTGGGTTTGCCGATGTTGAGGCACCCGTTGTCGCTGTTGACGCTCTTATTGTTCTAGCGTTTGTTGCTCCAGCATTCCAAGTAAAAGTTTTTCCGTTGTGCACAGTAGCAACTAAAATTTCTCCAAAATTATCTAACGACCAAAGGCCGGGATCAAGTGTAACATCAGATATAGTTCTTGCTGTTCCCCAAGTGCCTGTGTTCCATTGATATGTACCCCAACCATAACCAGTCGTTTGAAAGGTTGGTCCAACTAATTCGTATGGATCTATAGTTGCAGCTCCTGCTGCAGTCATACCAGTTCCAGACTCAACAGCAGACATGGTAATTGTAAATGAATTTGTAGCTACGGTTATAATCTCGTAAGTTTTTTCTGTGAAGTCTACTACTGCATATCCTGTAGCTCCGCCACCAGGTAAGGTTACTGAAGAAAAAGTTACGTATCTACCCACAGCTAAACCATGAGAAGTCTTATTTATGGTTACCGTTGCATTGTTGTTTGTTGATGTAAAAGTAGCACCTGATATGGC